GGGCAGCACGGAATTCTCTCTCTACCTGTGGGATCAGGTGAGATCGCACGAGATCGAGCCTCAGTCTCATTCGGGGTACTCGGATGACCCTGAGCTTCGTGTCGAGTTCCTCAGGGGTGCTCGGCTCATGGGCTTCGAGCTGGAGCATTTCGACCCCGAGGCGCGGATGCGCGAGCTGACGGACCCGGCGTTCGCAGCTCAGCGGCGAGCAGAGCGGCGAGCGGCCGGATACCGTGAGCAGCTCCTGCCGCAGCAGCTCCAGATCGCGGACACCCTCAACCTCGCGCACGACGCGAACGTGATCGAGATCGTGCGCCGCGCATCGAAGACGACGACGATCTTCCTCTGGCTGCTCGGCCGCATGGCCTCCCGTCCCGGCTATCAGGTCACGTTCTCCGCGCAGAACGGCGTGGCGGGCTCTCGGCGTCTCCGTGAGTGGGCGCAGCGCCTCGACGACGTTAACCCGCCCGACGACCTCGACCTCCCGCCCTGGCTTCGCGGCAAGAAGCGCACGAGCGCTCGCCACGACCGCGCCGTCGCGCTCTTCGGCGCTGACGTGCTCCCAGAGCCCGAGCACCCCACAGGCGGGCGAGGGTTCCGGATTATGCGCGGCGAGGTCGGCAAGGGCATCTACTTCGACAACGGCAGCACGTTCCTCGTGCTCAAGCCGGAGGCCGACGCCTACCGTGGCGAGGCCGCTGACGTGTCATGGCTCGACGAGTTCCAAGAGGTCGACCCCGACGAGGGCGACGACGTGCTCGCCGGAATCCTCCCGCTCCAGGACACGAAGCCGGGCGCGGCGCTCGTCGTGTCCGGAACCGCGGGCGAGGCCCGCGTTGGCCCGTTCTGGGCCTACGTCGATCGGCTCCGCAACGGCGACCCGGATGTCGGCGGCATCGACTTCGCCGCGCCCGCGAGCACCCCGTGGGAGATCATCGAGGACGAAGACGCCGCGATGCAGCTACTGCAGAAGGTGCATCCCGGCGTCGGGACTCTCACCGTCATGGACAAGATGCGGAAGAACTGGCGCGGAATGGCAAAGCCGAAGTGGGCGCGCGAGTACCTCAGCATCTGGCCCGAGACGTTCGGAGCCCGCGTCGTCCCGGCCGATCAATGGGAAGCCGCCGCGCTCAAACGCAAGGTGCCGATCCCGGGCCGTGTCGCGTTCGGTATGTCGATCAAGCCCGGAGGATCGGTCGCCGCGATCGTTGCCGCATGGCGCGACGCCGAGGGGATCGCCTATCTCGAAGTGGTCGAGCACCGATCGGGCACGAAGTGGATGCCGATCCGGGCGCAAGAGCTGACCCGGAAGTACCGCGGCTCGACGATCGCGTACGACGACATCGCTGAGGGCAAGGCCACCGTGACTGAGATGCTCACGCTCGCTCCGCGACCGAAGATGCAGGTTCAGCAGTTCCGCGAGACCGCGGCCGGATGCGTGCAGATCCTCCGAGAGTTGGAGCGCGGCACCCTCCGCCACTTCAACCAGATCGGCCTATCCGCAGCCGTCGACGTGGCCGGGAAGCGCGAGGTGCGGAACGACCAGGGCGTCTGGCTCTGGACCCCGCTCGATCCCAAAGACGACATCACCTGTCTCGACGCCGCGACCCGGGCGCTCCGGAACTGGGACCAGCACTTCGCCGGCAAACGCTCGTCCGCAACACCGATCATGGGAGCCGCCTGATGCCCGTCTACCGCGACGTGTCCGACCCCTCGATCCTCGTCAAGTGCAGCGACTGTCCGTGGTGGCATGCGATCCGTCTCGATCTGATCGAGGCGTACAAGGTGGGCGAGCGTCACGAGGTCGACGAGCACGGCGTCGAGCCCGCCCGCGCCCAGCGCGCTCGGGTGCTCTATGAGAGGCGACACGCCGTCACCGGCTGATTTGTCGTGATTCTCCGGAGGATTGAAACCGTGGGAATCCTCGATCGACTCGGACTCGGCAAGCGAACCGTCGACATGCTCGGCATCACGACGCCGTACGCCCCGCACATCGATCTCCCGCCGTTCGTCATCACCGACATCCTCAGCGAGGAGGAGGTCTCGAAACTTCCGATGACTCGCGCCGAGGCGATCACGATCCCGGCCGTCTCGAAGGCTCGTAATCTGCTCGTGTCGACGATCGCGAAGTTCCCCCTCCGCGCCCTCGACAAGAATGGCGTCGTCAAGGAGCAGGCGCCGTTCCTGTACCGCACCAGCTCGACCGTGACGCCGCTGGAGCGGATGGCGTGGACCGTCGACGATCTGATCTTCTACGGATACTCACTCTGGCTCGTCGAGCGGGGCACCCGCAGCGGCGACGACAACCGTCGTCCGATCCTCAATGCCGAGTGGTGCCCGACGAGCCGGTGGACGATCACGGACGGTCACATCCTCGTCGACGAGGAAGACGTGCCCGACGAGAACGTGATCCTGTTCAACTCGCCGTTCGAGGGACTCCTGAACATCGGTGGCCGCACCCTCAAGGGCGCCCGCGACCAGGAAGCCTCATGGGTCGGGCGGGCCCGCAACCCAATCCCGCTGATCGAACTGCACCAGGTCGACGACAGCCTCGACGAGAAAGAAGTCAAGACGTTTGTCGACGCATGGGCGACCGCCAGGAAGCAGGAGAACGGGGCGATCGGCTACACGCCGCCCTCGCTCCAGATCAACACTCACGGAGAGGTGCACGCCGACCTCATGATTGAGGGCCGCAACGCAGTCCGTACCGACATCGGCAGCTTCCTCAACATCAGAGCCAGCATGCTCGACGGAACCCAGGGCATCGACTCCCTGACCTACACCACGAACGAGGGCGAGAAGAACAGCTTCTACGAGTTCGATCTCCCGTTCTGGACAGACCCCATCGAGGCGCGTCTGTCGATGGACGACGTCGTGCCGAGAGGCCAGCGCGTCCGCTTCGACAAGTACGACGCCTACCACCTGCCCACACCAACCGGGCCGATCGTAGAGGACTAACACACCATGACCGATGTCATCATCGACGCCGGCACGCTCACCGCGAACCGCGAGGACCGCATCGTTACCGGCCTCCTCCTGCCGTACGGCGAGGAGTGCCGATCCAACATCGGCAAGTTCTCATTCGAGGCCGGAGCCGTCACGATCCCCTCCGACCTCGCGGGCATGAGCATCAACGAGGAGCACAAGCGCGAGAACGTGATCGGCGCTTTCTCCACGGCAACCGAGACCCCGGCCGGCGTCGTCGCCTCGTTCAAGATCGCAGCGACGCCCGAGGGCGACAAGGCTCTCGACGACATCTCGGCCGGCCGTCGCAAGCACCTCTCGGCCGAGGTCTCCGGCGTCCAGATCAAGGACGGCAAGGGCGTCGCTGGCCGGCTCTTCGCCGCCGCCCTCGTCAACGAGCCCGCGTTCCCCTCCGCGACTCTCCTCGCCGCCGCCGTCGACACTGACGACGAGGAAGAGCCACCGGCCGAGGACGAGGGCGACGACGACCCGAAGGAGACGACCGAGAAGTTCGTGGACGAGGTCACCGACGAGAACGGCGTCACGCACAAGCGCACCACGACCAGGACCACCCGCGTCGAGAAGGCCGCGGACGGAACCGAGAAGACCACGATCACGGAGAAAGTCGTGATCGAGGAACCAGACCCCGAGCAAGAACCAACCGAAGAGGAGGAGCCCGCCGTGGCCACCGCACCCAACACCCTGACGGCCGCGAAGAGCGGCACCCCCAAGACCAGCGAGACCGAGCCGATGCCGCTCGCCACGCTCTACGCCTCAATCGCCGCCGCGAGGGCCGGCGACCAGGAAGCGCAGACGCTGCTCGCCGCGCTCTCCGACATCAAGATCAGCGGCTCCGGGGCGCTTCCCACCGCGGGTGTGCTCCAGTCGAATTGGGTCGGGCAGGTGTGGCAGGGCAAGACCTACGAGCGCCAGTACATCAACCTCGCGAAGCTCGGCACCGACATCACCGCGCAGGGCAAGAAGGGCTTCAAGATCGGGCGCGGGACCGCCGCCTCCCCGAAGGACCGTCTCGGCGGTGACTGGGCCGGGAACAAGACTGAGGTGCCGTCAGGCGGCGGGTTCACCTCGACGATCGAGTCGACCCTCGCCCGGTTCGCATGGGGCGGCGACTTCGCCCGCGAGTTCTGGGACCTCCCAGGCGGCCAGGAGGTCGTGGAGGCCTTCATCCGCCTGATCGTCGAGGACTACGCCGTGTGGTCCGACGAGAAGGCGCTCGGCACGATCCTCACGACAGCGGGCACTCCGGTCGCCCCGACCACGTACCCGGACGTGTACGCGGATCATGTTGCGCTCGGCCAGATCATCCAGGGCATCCTCGCCGTGCGCCGCGCAAAGGACACCCCGTCGTACGCGATCGCGAACGCGACCGCCTTCGACCAGCTCCTGTACACACCCAAGGACAAGATCCCCGAGTACCTCACGTTCGATTTCACCACCGAGGGTACCGGAACCGCAGACGGTAAGGTCCGCGTCGTCGAGGCACCCGACAGCGTGTTCACCGGTGTCGCAGCCGGCACGCCCGCGGTCATCGTCGGGGCGCAGAACGCGATCGAGTTCGACGAGCTCGGCTCGGTCCCGATCACGATCGACGCGCTGGAGATCGCGAAGGGCGGCATCGACCGCGCCCTCCACGGGTACCTCCAGACGTTCGTCGTCCGGCCCGAGTCGATCGTGCTCATCGGCACGGCCGCATCCGCTGGCTGACCCGACACACCCGAGATTCGGAAGGAGGCTCGACCATGGCGTACTACACCGGCGACATCCCCGCGCACCCGCTCGTGATCGAGCCTCCCTTCGATCTCGACGAAGGATGCACCGCCACCGCTCGCATCCTCAACCCGACCGGGGCGGAGGTCGCGACGCCGGCAGCGGCGTGCGACGCACAACAGCGGCAGATCACCGTCACGATCACGTCCCCGTCACCCTGGGATGAGCCCGGCATCTACCGGCTCATCCTGGTCGTGATGTTCCCGGCCGGAGCACAGCAGCGCGTCCCCGCCGTGCCGCTGGTGATCCAGGGCGACACTGAGATCGGGACATGGAACACACTCGACTCCGCCCGCGGATGGGACGGATGGCCCGACGCGCTCCACATCGACGACCACAGCCTGTACCGGCTTCTCGACGTGGCACGTGGCGAGGTCATCGCCTACGCTCCCGCCCTTCCGGAGGACGCGCCGATTCCAGAGAACTACAGGATGGCGCAGCTCATGCAGGCCCGCAACCGTTGGAACGCCGCCCGCGTCGATCCGTCTGGTGGCGATGCCGACAACACCAGCTTCGCGCTCACCCCGTTCCCGTTGGACTGGGACATCAAACAGGTCCTCCGCCCGAAGTCGGCCCGGCCGGTGATCGGATGACGAACCGCCAGGACATCCCCCGGAAGGTGCTCGCCGAAGACCTTGCCCCGCTCTTGCCCAAGACGTGGCAGATCGTCGACACCGGCCGATCGGTCGACCTCACCAGAAAGACCGTCGTCCGCCTCAAGCAGCTCCGCATCACCAGACTCCCCGAGGCACCGACCGCTGCGCACGCAATCGAGTTCGTCGCCACGATCCGTGTCCCGGAGCAGTCGACCCAGGCCGCCGAGGACAAGCTCGACGATCAAGTGAACGCGCTGCTACACGCCCTCGACGACACCGAGACCGTCTCGTGGACCCTCGCCGAAAAGGTGAAGCTCGACGAGAACGCGCTCGGCTACGACATCACCCTGACCCTCGTCTCAGAGAAGGAGTAACCACCATGGCACAGATCGGCGTACAGCCCCGCGTCCTCAAGAACTACTTGCTGACGTTCGGCACCGACCAGTACGAGAAGCACGTCAACAGCGTCACCCTCACCCCGTCAGCCAGCGTGCAGACGTGGAAGGGCGGAACACCCGACGACGTCTACACCGACGCGACGAACGCGACATGGACCCTCGACCTCGCCTACGCGCAGGACTGGGCCACCCCCAACTCGCTCAGCCGTTACCTGTTCGAGCACGAGGGCGAGACAGTCGCGATGAGCTTCGAGCCCATCGCCGAAGGCCCCAGCTTCACGGCGAACGTGATCGTCACGCCCGGTGCAGTGGGCGGCGCGATCGATGCGTTCGCGACCGCGACCGTGTCGCTCGGTGTGCAGGGCAAGCCCGTCTTCGACGACCCGGCCGCCGCGTAACCGTGTCCGGCCTCAGGATCAGCGTCCACGGGTCGAAGCAGCTCCAGGCAATCATTCTCGCCATGAAGGTGCTCGACCGGGAGACCAAGAAGATTCTGAGGCGCGAGACAAAGGCCATGGTGGACCCGGAATGGCGCAAAGCCGTGACGGAGCACGCGAGCACCCGGCTCGAACACCGGGTGCTCGCGGACACCGCCAGAGTACGCGTATCCGACCAGAACGTGACCCTCTCGTCCGCGACGGTCGGCAGGTCGCTCTCAGGCGGCCTGAAACCCTCGACGCACTACTACCTACCTGAGTTCGGCGCTGACCGGTCCCAGGAACGGACGTACGACGCCAGATCACGCAAGGGTACCGCGTACCAGGTGACTCGGCACACGACCAGACAGTTCCGCCCCAGGAACCGGAAGGGATACGTGGTCTACCCGGCAGCCGCCGACATCATCCCCCGCATCGCCGCCCTCTGGACCCAGACCATCGTCCGCGGCATCCACGAAGCATTCGAGAAGAGGTAACGACGTGGCAAAGGGCATCAACATCGGTGTCGCGTCCGACACCAGAGACTTCGCGAAGGGCATCAAGACCGGCGTCATCGACCCGCTCGAAGACGCATCCGAGGTCCTCGAAGACCTCGCCCGCGACGGCGACAAAGCCGGCGACAAGCTCGAGCGATCCATGCGCGATGCACAGCGCGACACCGAGAAACTCTCAGACGAATACCGCGATCTCGGACGCCAGATACAGGAGACCGGCCGCAAGGGCCGCGACCTCGGCGACGGCGTGAAGAGCGGCACCGACAAGGCCGGCGAGGGACTCGACGAGTTCAAGGACGAAGCCAACAGCACGGCCCGCGAGGCAGCCGCCAGCTTCGACGGAAGCGCCGAGTCAATCGGTGACGCCTTCCAGGAGGTTGCCGCCAACGCATTCGCCGGCTTCGGACCGGCCGGCGCCGCGGCCGGCATCGCCGCTGCGATCGGCATCGGCGTCGTCATCCAGAAGATCAACGAAGGCACCGAGGACAGCGAGGCGTTTCGGCAGAAGGTCGGCGAGCTCGCCACCGAACTGATCGAGACGGGACGTGAGGGCGGTCCCGGAATCGACTACATCGTCGATCGACTCAAGGACCTCGCGACGAGCGCCGAAGAGGGCGACGAGAACCTGTCCGACCTTGCGGATGCCGCCGACATCGCAGGGCGAAACTATAGGAAGCTGGCACAGGCATATGCCGGGAACGTCGACGGGCTGTCCGACCTGGTCGACGGGGAGAAGGAGTATCTCGAACAGCTCGAACACCAACAGCAGCTCATCGACTCCGGCGCTCTCGATGGTGACTTGAATGCAATCATCGAAAAGATCGAAGCGCAGAAGCGCATCGTATCCGGGCTCGAAGAGTCAGAGAAAGCCGCCGAGGATGCGGCGGCGGCCGAGCAAGCATACGCAGCAGCGGGAGGGCCCGAGCTCGAAGCAAAAGCCGAGAGGATCGACACGATCCAGGACGCGCTCAACGACGCGATCGGCGCCTACACGGACTTCGAGGCGACGGAAGAGAAGGCCGCGGACCCGCAGGGATACATCGACGCCATGCAGGCCAGGATCGACGCGACGACGAACTTCAACTCCAACGTCAACCTGCTCGCCGAGAAATTCCAGCTGAGCACCGACGAGGTCCAGGCGATCCTCGACCAGGGTGTCGACTTCGGTCCCATGCTCCAGTCGATCATCGACAGCGGTCTGGACGCGGAGTTCATCGCGAAGATCCAGGCCGCGGTCGGCGGTGGCGAGGAGATCGTCGCCGGCGCGAATCTCGACGCCTCGGTCGAGGTGGATGCGGACACGAGCGCGGCCGACGAGGCGATCGACAAGACGGCCGCGAAAGAGTCTGAGAACACGGTCGAGGTGAAGGCCGATACGAAGCAGGCCGAGGAAGACATTCAGGCGGTCGCGGACGGCACCTACACCGCAAAGATCGGCACGAGCGTCGACACGTCGGCGGCGTCCACGGCGCTGTACAACTTCGCGTCGAAGAAACGGACGGTGACACTCCAGGCGGAGATCGTCGATCGTCAGGGGCAGAAGGTGTACTGATGGCCGCGCAGATCATCCATGGTGAGACGATCATCACTCCACGTCTGGTGTTGAGCTACGAGAGCAGCCAGGAGTCGCGGAACATCGAGCACACCATCCTCGGCCGCTCGGACCCGGACATCACACAGCGCCCGGCGGGGACCCGCACAGGGACACTGGAGCTGTTCTTCCTCGACGAGGCGGACGCGGAGGCGGCGAGAGTCGCGCACACCGAGGTCGGCACGTTCTCCCTCGTGTGGCCGGAACGACCCTCAACGGAGATGACCTACGTGCTCGGTCAGGGCGAGCTCGTGCGCACGCTCGACCCGGAGACCCGGGCCCGATGGATCGTGCAGGTGCCGTACCGCGAGGTGATCGTTTGAGCACCATCAGCAAGCACACGTACACGGCGACGCTGCTCGTCGACGACGGGTACCCGCTCGCCGTTCAGGGTGGGCAGATCACCATGGACGAGGGGTGGGCGCCACACGTGCAGGCGCAGCTCACGATCGCGATGCCGGAAGAGACAGTCCTGGAGCTACTGGACCCGCGCGACGACGTTCGCGTGCTGGTAACCGCTGAATCCGAGTTCTCGGACTGGAACAATCAGCCCCTTCCCGCCACGTCGCGGTCTTTCAACTTGTGCCTGCGCAGCCGAATAATCCGACACGAGTCCGCCGAAGTGACACTCGACCTCGCATCAGATGAGGCGCTGCTCCAAGACGACGTCCTCGTCGATGACGAACCGAATCGAGATGCTCTCGCCTATCAGGAATCGCTGCGCTCGATCATTGACGAAGTCGTCTTGAGCCGGATCGGTGCACATCTGGAGCCCGGCGACGCTGACGCGCCATACCGGGTTCTCGCCGACGCTACGAATCTGATTACAAATCCCGGTGCGGAGGTAGATCTCACAGGCGCCGTTGGCACAGGCGTTACGCTGGCTCGGCAGGTCGGAAGCGCACCATTCGGCACCGCAATGTTCCGTCTGAACCCCACCGGAGCCGCCGATTCATACATGGAGATCGGGGGGAGCGCGGGAGCGCTCCGGAACGGCATGCAAGCCGGTCGACGGTACACGGCGTCCGGCACCTTCATGATCACCAGCCCCATGACCGGCACCGCACACGCCCGAGCACGACGCATCGTCGTGTTCACCCGAGTTGGCTCCGGATCATATGTCGAGACAGCGAGCGCGCAAGCGCCGAACGTCGCGGGCCAATATCGATTGTCGGTGACGTTCGATGTGCCGGTAGGAGCGACAGAAGCGTTCATCCGCTGGTATCACGGGCACACTGCGTCGGTGTGCTACTGGGACGGCCTCGTGCTACACGAATTCACCAACGAGTACGACACAGATCAATGGGACGGCGACAGCGTCGACACGAGCGAGTACGCCTACGCATGGACCGGAACCCCAGGACTGAGCACGACTACGAGAACGGCAGTGATCTCGCGCTCGGCGGACGCTCTGCAATGGGAACCTGGGGAGTCATCATGGTCGTTCGTGCAGCCCCTGTTCCAGACGGCCGGATTCCGGCTGTTCTGCGACGACCAGCGTCGATGGTGGCTCGTCGACACGTCCTATATCGCTCCCGGGTTCACCCAGCTCTCGGCTGGGTACAACGTCATCGATCCGGAAGACACCATTAGCCGTGACACCGACGAGTGGTACGACGCCGTGCTCGTGAAGTATCGATGGCGAGACGAGACAGGTGCTCAACAGATCGCATACGACCAAGCATTGTCGCCCGCATATACCAAGGCGATCATGATCGAGGTTGAGCGCCCATACCCGGGGCCAGGCGCCGCGAATTACATCCTGCGACGCGCGGCCGGGAAGGGTAGGACGCTTGATCTCGGTGGCGTGAGCAACTATGCAGCACAGCCGACGCAACCCGTCACGGCGATTCTTCCGGCGTCACCGATCCAGACCGGTGTCGTGGCTTCGGTTCGGTGGAGCTTCGATGACGACGAGATGCGCATTGGCACCCGTGGTCTCACTGACACACCACCCACCGCATATGTATTCGGCCCTCCCGGAGTCAGTTACCTCGATGTGCCGCCGGGAATCTCATACGAAGAGTTCGATTGGAGTGTGGTCTAGATGGCAAATGGGGACGACGCGGCCGCGGCCGGTATGGACGTGGTGCCAGGCACCGCCGACATCCGCGACTCATACGACGAGCACAACAAGACCCGCGACTACATAGCACAGCGAACCAGCACGGTCACGCCGATCGCGAAAGGCGGAACCGGCGCGACGACCGCAGCCGCGGCCCGAGCCAACCTCGGTGCGCAAGCGGACCTCGGCTACACTCCCGTGCGTCGTTACGGCGGAAACGTCATCCAGCACGGATGGACCGGAGACCAAGTCGTTACACAGGTCGACTCGACGACGTTCTATCTCCTGAGACGTGACTTCCCTGCCGACGTGTCGCAGCTCACCACCTGGGGCGGCACTATCAACTCAGTCGGCGGCACCATCGAGACGGCAGGCGGGCCGATCAGCACCAGTGGTGGCCCGCTTACGGCAGGAGACATCAGCAGCGGAACCGCATACAACCGGAACGTGTCGGGCGGTGGTGTGCGCGCTTTATATGTGGCGGCTGACGGTCGTATCGGCATATCGACGTCGTCGGAGCGGTACAAGAGTGTGATCGGAGCCGCTCAGACTGACCCCCTAGCTGTGCTCGCGCTGCGCCCCGTGATGTACCACATGCTCGACGAGCTGGCCAAGCGCGACCCCACCTCTCCGACATTCGTGTCCGAGGACTACCACGTATCCACATACGTAGGCCTGATCGCCGAAGAACTCCACGAAGCAGGCCTCTGGCAGTGTGTCTTCTACGACGAAGAGGGACGCCCTGAGGGCATCCACTACGAACTCTTCTCCTTAGCCGTCCTGACCGCGGTCCAGTACGTGTGGGAGCAGCATCAGGCCCTCGACGCACGCGTCGCCGCGCTTGAGGCGGCGAGACAGTGAGTCGACCTGACACGCTCCCACGGGAGCTAAAGAGATATCGGATCACTTCACCGTTCGGTCCGCGCGACCTTCCAGGGTCCACCGACCATCTCGGAACCGATTGGGCTACCCCGGTCGGAGTGCCCCTGGAAGCGACCATACCGGGAGAATCGACCGTCGTCGCAGTCGGTGGCAGCCTTACTCATCCGTGGGGGTACTACGTGCACCTGAGGTGCGGTTGTCCGCTACGACACGAGCAGGAGTTTCACGTGCTCCGCGACCTGCCGACGCTCCGCCTCGGCCAAGTAGTCGCCTACGGGCAGGTGATCGCTCACAGCGGTAGCTCAGGCGCTCTCCGCGGCGTCAGGTACGCGCCCCACCATCACCACGGCGTGTCCGAGCTCGGACACTACTACGACCCCATGAGCATCGGATTCCCGCAGATCACGAGCACACCTCTGGAGGACGATATGACACCGGAACAAGACGCGCGGTTGAAGAACGTCGAGGCGATCCTCGGCGGCCTGCAGAACGCCATCGGTGACCCAAACCGCGGCATTCTGAAATCAGCGTACGCCGCTGAGCAGAACAGCGCCCGCGGGCTGACCATGCTCCAAACGATTCAGAATTGGATCGAGGACCCCGAGCGCGGCATCCATGTGCGTCTCTCGAAGGTCATCGAGCTGCTCACGAAGAAATGACCGAGGGAATCGCCACCGCCCTCATCGGAGCAGGACAAGCCGTCCTCGTCGCACTCCTCGCGACCGTAGGCATCTACCTGGGCCGACTCAACGGGAAAGTCAACCGGGTCCGTGATGACGCTGCGGTCACACGCGAGCACGTGGCGAATGATCACGTGGCGCCGGACGGAACCCCCATCAACCTTCGCCAGGAGCAGGACGAGCGACACGCGGCGAACGAGGCGAAGCTCAACACGATCATCGGCCGTCTCGACAACACGGACAAAGCGATCGGCGGCATCCGTGACCAGATCCGGCTGCTCACGGACGCCGACAACATCCTCAGCCACCGACTGAACACGCTCGACGAGCGCACACAGCCCCGCAACACCATCGACAGGAAGGAACCACCATGAGCGACCACGCAGCACCCGAGAAGACGATCAGCCCCAAAGTCATCGCGCAGGGAGCGACGAGCCTCGGCCTCGCTATCGTCGTTGGCGCGATCGCGGCCATCACCCCCGAGCACTTCGCCATGCTCGGGATGTGGGGGCCGGTCGTCTACGCCGGCGTCGTAGCGGGCGGGGGAGTGATCGCCGGGTGGATCACCCGCGACCCGCTACGCAGCGGCGGCCAGGGCAGCGCGTCGTAGGGCTCCATCGGGCACGGCCGTGTACACCTGAGTGGTGGCCACGGACGCGTGCCCGAGCAGCTCCTGCACGGCTCGGATGTCCCGGTCGGCGGCGTAGGTCACCGACGCGTACCGGTGTCTGAGCATGTGGGCGGTCACGCCCTCTGGGAGGGCTCGTGAGACGAGCTTGGAGACGTACGCCGCCGAGAGGTGCCCGTCGATCTGACCAGGGAACAGGAAGCCGTCGGCCCTCGCGATCTCGTCGGCCAGGTGGTCGCTGATCGGCACGGTTCGCACGCGGCGTCCTTTGCCGTGCGCGATCAGCGACCACCCGTCGAGCGAGGGACGCAGGTCGGAGGAGTGCACGACGGCGATCTCGCAGCACCGCAGACCACCGGTCGCGGCGAGCCGGATCATGAGCCGTACCCGCTCATCCGCGATGTGGAGGCCGAGCTGCACGACCTCCTCGGGCGCCGGCCGCGGGCGCCCGAGTGGTGCAGGCACGACCGGCAGCAGCTCAGCCGGGTTGTGGTCCATGCGCCCTGTGGCATGCGCCCAACGGTAGAAGCTCCGGAGGCCCGATCGCGTTGCTCTGCGCGTGTTCGGGCTCCACCTGTGAGCACTGAGGTAGACGGCGAGATCGTCGAGCACTACATCGAACGGGCGCTTCTCGATCGTGATCGCGAAGCGGCGCACCTGATACATGCGCAGATAGACAGTCGATTCCGGTTTCCCCGATGCCCGCAGCCAGGTCGCGAACGCATCACACGCGCGAGCCCATTCCGCGGGGGTATTGAGTTGTTGTCCCATACCTGAGTAGGAGACCAGCTCCAGACGTCGCGGTCTAGTCATTCGCTCGAATCGCTTGAATCATGGGGTTTACGGTCGAGCGCCATCTGGTGCTTCACGTCGCCGCACTCACATGTAACGCCGCTGGCTACCTGCATTCCTCGCGTGACGTGATGATTTGTGAGCTCACGCGCGAGCGCGTCTCGGTCTACCTGTGGGGACACCGTTGACCGCAGCGCCCGAACCTCAGCAACCAACCGCACCACGTACTGCCCAAGATCGGACACGAGGTACTTGCTCGCCTGCTCTGCCACGTGAGTGCTCCGGTAGATGGGGTCAGCGATCCTCTCGTAACGGTCAAGGTCGTCCGCACTCAGCTCCGGGGACACCGGACGATCAGGGCGATACAAGACCGTCACGGGCATCCGAGCCGTCCGAGTGGATTGGATGCCGAAGTATCCGGCGATGCACCATCCAGCCTCCGCATGCCGCCACACGTCGCCGCCGGCATCGACCGCTACGCTCTCGACCGGCAGTG